GCGCCCAGTCCGATCTTTTCACCTATAGCTTTCATAACCTTTTTATCCTTATTTTTGTTGTTCAAATTTGTGCTACGTTTTTGTAGCACCGTTTGTTAGGACAAAGGTAAGCAACATAAAAGTATTATGCAAGTAAAATGAATAAAACGTCCGAAGTTTAACCTTTTTTAACAATTTAGGTTTATAAATAACTATTTACTTATGAAAACCAGCGAGAGAATTAAAGAATTAATGACTGGGAGGGGGCTTACTGCATATCATCTTTCCAAAGAGACGGGTGTATCACAGGCGACAATCAGTAGAATTTTGAACAAAGAAAGCAAGCCCAATATAAATACCTTAAAAACACTTGCAAAGTACTTTAATTTGGAAGATACCTGGCTCCTTACTGGCGAGGGGCCTATGCTCCGTGCTGGCGGTGGGAATGTCAGCGTTGGGGGCGTTGGGGCAAACAACGGGAACGTTATCGGCGGCGTTGTTGGGAGCGTTGGGGTGAACAACGGGATCAGCCAGGTTGTTGGGGGGAGCAACCTGCGCGTGAGCAACGGGGGCGGCAATGCCAGCGTTGGGAGCGGCGGCACGGGCGTTGGGGTTCCGTACTACGATGTCGATTTTGCGGGGGGCTGGGCCAGTGCGGAGCTTTTCTCGGAGGCGCGGCCTTCGTTCTACATTGCCAGCCCCGATTTCGGGGGCGCGGAGCTGGCCTGCAACCTGGTGGGGCATTCGGTATCGCGGCGGATACCGCACGGGGCGATCATCGGCATCCGGGAGGTGCGGGACTGGCAGTCGTACTTTCCCACGAACGAGCTTTACGCGCTGATCATGGGCAACGGGCTGCGGACGGTGAAGGTGGTCAAGCGGGGGGCGGACAGGGGGTCGCTCCTGCTCCTGCCGGACCCATTGGAGGCGCACGACCGGACGGGCTACGAAACGGAGGAGGTGGAGGCGTCGTTCGTCTCGAGGATGTTCCAGGTGGTGGCCTGGGCGCGTTTCGAGCGGCTGGCCATGTAGGGCGGCGAAGGAGCAAGGGGAACAAAAAAAAGCCCCTGCTTGCTGTAGCGGGGGCTTGTTGTAGCGGGGGCACGGCTCGAACGTGCGGCCTTCGGGTTATGAGCCCAGGGCGGGCTACCAACTGCTCCACCCCGCAATGTCAGGGCGCAAGGATAGGGTTTTTTCCCCAACGGGCAAAGGGCGGGGGTCAGCAGCCGGCCCCGCATGCCCTTAGCAGGATGCCCGTTATGGCCACCAGAAGGGCCGCAACGGACAGGGCAAGGATCAACCTTGTGCATATCCAGTCCCGCTCTATCATCCTTTGGTTCTCCCTGATCAGCCGGAGGGTCCGGCCGCCATCGGGGGATCGTTCCTTTGTGCCCGTTTCCATTGTGTCCGTTCCTTGAAGTCCGTTCCCAAAGGTACGGGGTTTCCCCCAACAAAAAAAGGCGGCCGCCGAAAGGGAGAGGCGGCCGCCCGCAACAAACAACAGAAACTTCTTCCTTTGGCTGTTGGTTACCGGCTGTTGGCTGTTGGCTGATAGCTGATGGCCTTATGTACCACCCACGGCCAACGGCTATCAGCTAAAAGCCAATAGCCAACAGCCATCAGATCGGCTCCTCGACGATGACCGCCCCCAGCGCGTGGTCCTGGGCGGTGATCTTGACGGTGACCGTTGCCAGCTCGCCCCGCGTGAGGGCGAAGGTGATGGTGGCGGAGACCTTGCCGTTCGGTATGTACACCTTGTAGCCGTCCAGCGTCTCCAGCCTGACGGCCTTGACCACCTCGAAGGCCGCGTCCTTGGAGGACCACCGCCGGCCGATGCCCGCCCCGGTGTCCGCCGGCTGCACCGTGCCGCCCTTGAGCAGGGCGATGGTGTCGGCGGCGACGTCGTACAGCTCGACGGTGAACTCGGTGCTGCCCTCCTCGGTGGTGATGGTGCGGTACACCGATGCCTTCTGCTCGATGCGGATGTCCTCCGTGGTCGGTTCGTTCTCGGTGAGGGTTGCCGATCCGATCTTGGCGTCCTCCAGCACGGTCCATGTGCCGGGGATGGCGGCGGCGTCCACCGGCGCGATGCCGATCTTCTTCAATCCCAAACTTGATTTTTCTACTGCCATGGTTCTGTAAAGTTACGAATTAATAGTTAAGAGTTAATAGTTAAGAGTTAAGAGTTAAGAATTAAGAATTAAGAGTTAAGAATTAATGCAGATCTGCCCGGCACTCTTAACTCTTAATTCTCAACTCTCAACTAACGGAGGTTCTTCGCCGCCACGCGCACGCGGTGGCTGATGACCGTCCAGTCGCCCTCCGTGGCGGCCTGCTGGGCCGTCAGCTCCATCAATGCGCCGCGTGCCGGGTCGTAGCGCGTTTGCAGCGCCTGCATGCCCAGTTCGGCCAGTTCGGCTATCCTTGCCTCGGGCGGCACGTCCCGCAGCTCGGCGGCCCTGCCGTTCACCGTTGCGGCCCTGGGCGGGTGCGGCACGTGGATGTTGACGATGACCGTTGCGGCCTGCAGCTGCCGGGCATCGATGGGCCCTAGCATCAGCACCACCGCGTCCTCCGCGCGGCTGTCCGTGGGGCGGGCGTATCGGCGCACCGCGCCCGTCAGGGCGGTCCGCAGGGGCGATGCCCAGACGGCCTCGAAAACAAAATCGATGGCTTCTACCGATGTCATTTTGTTGCTAATGGCTGTTTGCTGTTGGCTGATAGCTGTTGGCCATGGTTGTTTATTTGCCCGGAGGCCTTATCGATCACGGCCGCCAGCTATCGGCTAAAAGCCAACAGCCTCTTTGAGCATCTCCTCCAGCCGCCTTGCCGTGCCGGAGATGACCCACTTGCCGTGCATGTGCTCCACGGCCCAGGCGTATCCCATGCCCGCCACGAGCATGATGCCGTGCCCGGGCGGGATGTTGGCGCGGGCGATGCGCAGCCCCTCGGCGAGGCCCTCGTCCCCCGGTCCGTGCCGGGCGGCGGAGAGGTACTCCTCGCGCCCGTCCACGAACACCAGGGCGCAGAGCGAGGAGCGCAGGTTGTGCGTGTGGTTGTGGAAGGCGGCGTTCTCCCGCATGTCCTCCCACATGGCGTCGGCCAGCTGCGCGAGGCGGTGGACGAGCAGGCCCTTTGCCCTTTTGCGGGCGGCGCGGGCGATGCGCCCGCCCACCTCCCTTATCTGGTTTTCATCGAAACGGAAACGCATTTCTTTAATTGAGAGTTAAGAATTAAGAGTTAAGAGTGCCCGTATGGTGCGCATATGGCCGCCCGCCCGGCACTCTTAACTCTTAATTCTTAACTCTCCATTCACGAAATCCACGTCCGCACGATCCGCTGCCCGCGCTCGTGGGAGAGGACGCGCCCGGTGCCGAAGGTCTCGCCCGTTTCGCGGTCGGTGACCTCCACCGCCGTCCCCACGGGCAGCTGGGGGCATTCCGTCCCGGTGTACAGCGTGTACGAATAGTCGTATGCCTGCCCGTCCCTTACGGTGCGGCGGCCGTCCGTGGTCGCCCCCTCGGCCCGGCAGGGGCACTCGATGGTGGCCGTGGCGGCGGGGGGGACGTGCACCGCGCCGTCCGCATCCTGGTACGGCCCGGCGGCGGAGGTTATCGTTGCCCTTAGGACATGCGGCCGTTTCGTTATCATTTTCTTCCGTTTTTGTTATTGCTGTTGGCCGGTAGCTGTTGGCCGTCCCTACCGTTTCCCTTTGGGCGCGCGCCCGATGACCTCCGAGAGCACGGAATCGTGGTAGCTGTGCACGGTGCCGAAGCGGGGGTCGGAAACGTCCCCGATGTGCAGCCCCCTTTTGCGGGATAGGTTGGCGCAGCGGCGGCCCAGGGCGGCGGCCTTTTCGATGGGCATGTCCTCCCCCCGCAGCCTTGCCCATCCCATGACGGTGAAGTGGCGGCTCTCGGGCTGCGTCCGCGCCCCGATGACGGCGACCTCCTCCCGCAGCCGTTCCACCCTTGCGCCCTGCGCCCGCTGTTCGGCGGCCAGCCGCTCCTGCTCCTGCTTTACTGCATCGAGTTCCCGCAGAGCGAGCACCATCGCCGCTATCTGCGGGTCGCGGATGGCAGGCGCGGCGTTCGCCCGTTCCAGTTCCTGCCAGCGTTTGACGACCTTCATGCGGGCAACGGCATCGTACCCCAGAAGCAGGGTCATGCAGGTGTCCCTGTCCAGTTCGTACTGATCATAATTTCTGCCGTCCTTGCCTACGTAAGTGCTTGGTTTACAGTATGAGTCCAAATTTGGGCTCATGGATAGAGCCTCCATCATGTTGCGGATATCGCGCATGACGTGCTTATGCTCTTTTCCCGTAAGCTCCGCAATCTCGCGGCTGCCAATGGTGAGGGCGGCGCTGTTTTCGCCCGTCCTGATGCTCCCGTTCGCTGTGTTTTCCATGCTGTCGTTGCCCGTTTCCACAAAGATAAGCAAAAGCTTCCGCCCGCCCCGGTGTGGAAAACCCGGCCGCCCGGCACTCTCCACTCTCCATTGAGGGGCTACCTCATCCTGCTCACGTCCCTTATGCGGGGCGGGCCGTACTGCTCCAGTATGTCGCGCCGGCCGTGGCGGCGGGCGAGCCATAGCAGGCGGCCGCGCATCATGGCGCGGTCGTGCGCGATGGAGAGCCCGGGCTCCGTTTCCGATGCGCGGGAGAGGCGGCGGTGCAGCGGGTCGATGCAGGCCCGTTCCACGGCCTCCCGCATGGCGGATGCATATACATCCGTGGGAGCCAGCCCCTCGCCGGCAAGGGCAAGTTCCGCCTCGGCGGCGGAGGCCCCGTCCCCAAGGATGGATGTGAAAGCGTCAAGGACAAGCATTTTTTTAGTTGAGAGTTGAGAGTGGAGAGTTAAGAATTAAGAGTTAAGAATTAAGAGTTAAGAATTAAGAGTTAAGAATTAAGAGTTAAGAATTAAGAATTAAGAGTTAAGAATTAAGAGTTAAGAATTAAGAGTTAAGAATTAAGAGTTAAGAGTGCCCGTATGGTGCGCATATGGCCGTCCGCCTGGCACTCTTAACTCTTAATTCTTAACTCTCAACCAACTACCCCTTTGTGTCCATGACGAACATCCCCGCGGCCTGCTGCAGGCCGGGGAAGGCGTTCCACGCGCCCTCGGTGATCTCGGCCAGGGGCTTGCGCTCGCGCCAGCGGGAGAGCAGCACGCCGTCCGATACGAGGTAATCAACGCCCTCGGCGGGGGTGATCTGCTCGTCGGCAAGGGCGTTGTGGATGACCCCCAGGTCGCCCTGGGGCACGAAGGCCGCATTGTCCTGCGCCCATGCCCGCTCGGCGCGGCGGCGGCCGTCCTCCTGCACGTAGCCCATGTCCGGCACGATGTCGAACACCGGCAGGCGGCTGGCGGCCAGGGCGGCGTTGATGCCCTCCTGCACCATGGCGTAGCGGGCGTTGGAGCCGGGGTTGGCGTAGGCCTTGAGGAAGTTCTGCAGCGACTTGTTCTGTATGATCCTGTACCACAGGGCCTCGCCCACCATGACGCGGGCAATGGGCGTGCCGGTGTCCAGCGCCTTCTGCCGGACGGTCTCCAGGTCGCGCACGATGTCGGTGGTGTCCACCGACCAGTCGGCGTTGGACTTGAGCAGGTTGGCGGCCGGCAGGAGGGGCACGTCGAAGTGGACCCCGTTGGGGTTGTTGGCCGGCGTGACGGATACGGACCCGGTGGATACGGCCTGCTTGCACATGGCATCCACGCGGCGCAGGACGGAGTTGCGGACGTAGAGCAGGTCGTCCACCTCGCGCGCCATGACGGCCCGCAGCCGCTCGGGCAGGCCGAGGGCGTTGGAGGAGATGATCATCTCTATGTTGCGCAGCTCGTTGGCGTCCAGCTTTCGGCGGACGAACACGGCCGGGATCTCGCCCCTGACCTTCTCCAGCCCCCGGCGGCCGTGCAGCGGGTACTCGCTCTCGCGGGATCCGACGGTGGCCATGGCCTCTATGGTGTCGGAGGACAGCACGGTCTCGTACTCCAGGGAGACGGAGGGGTCCGCCACGCGGAAGTACGCGGGGAAGAAGAGGGGGGCGAACCGCGCCTCGGCGGCCTTGAGGATGACCTCGAGGGTGATGCCGTCGTTGGCGAGGAACTCCCGCAGCTTTGATCGTTGGTTTTCCATTTTTTTTGTTTGGGTTTTTTGTCTGTTGGCTGATGGCTGTTGGCTGATAGCTGTTGGCCGTTGGCCATGTTGGTCAGCCGTGCCATTGCCCTACGGCTATTGGCTAATGGCTAACGGCTAATGGCTAACAGCTATCAGCCAACAGCCAACAGCCTATTTGCTGTTCGTGAACACCACGTTGGGCAGGCTGCGGCGGGTGTTCAGGGAGATGTACCCGATGCGGCGTTCGTACACCATGCCGCCCACGATGGCATCGGCCATCTGGACATCGCCGTTCTTCACCGTCACGGGGTGCAGGAGCAGGGCGTTGCCGTCCCCGTTGCCCACCCTGTCGCCTTTTTGGAGGTTCATGGCGATTTTGTCCAGGAGCTCGATGGCGTCCTCCGCGGGGTCCGAGGTGTCGATGGCGGAGATGTACTCCCCGTTCAGGTAATCGCCCGCGGTGAGGAGGTGTCCCTTTTCCACGTACACCTTGGTGTCGGTGGCAACGGTTGCCCTGGTGAGGATGGCGGTCTTGACGGGGATGGCGGTGCGCTCCGTTTCGTCCACCCATATGGCCGTCCCGGCGGGGATTTCGCGGCCGTCCGGCCATCCGTCCGTATCGAGCTTGAAGCCGCCCGGCAGGGCCTGCAGCTGGTGGTCGTGCTGGAAGACCGGCACGGCGGGATCGTAGGATTTCTTTCTTGTGTTCATGGTCTTTTTTTTATTGGCTTTTGGCTTTTGGCCGTTAGCTGTTGGTCGTTGGCTTATAGCTGTTGGCCGTTAGCTGTTGGCCGTGCTGTTGCCCTACGGCTAATGGCTAATGGCTAACAGCCGTTTTCACGAAGCCCTTTTCCTTTCGTTTGCTTTTTTAAAGCCCTCCAGGGCGGCCTTCGCGCTGGCGGTGGGTTCGTTCTTCCGGGGGATGCCCGCCGCCCCGTGGATGGGCCTGTTGCCCGCCTGCGGGGGGGCGGCGGCGGCCTTTGCAAAGCCCTCCACGAACTCCCGCATGGCCTTGACCTCGGCGGGGAACTCCGCCTCGGTGGCTGGCATCCATTTCTCCACCAGGGCGGGGTGCGCCGCCAGCCCCTCGCGGGCGGCCATATCGAACCACTTCTTCCTGAGGGTCAGGGCGGCGTTCTCGGCCTCCATCTGGGCGAGCTTCCGCTCCAGCTGGGCCAGGCGGCCGGCAAGGGCGCGGTCCGCCCCTGTGTCCGTTGGCGGGGTTTCCGTTCCGGCCGGGGCGGTTTCCACGGGGGCGGTCTCCGTTTTTGCGGCCTTGCCGCCCGCTGGCGCGGTGGCGTTTTCCGTTTCCGGGGCGGTTTCCCCGGCCGCTCCTTTTTCGGATGTCTTTTCGGTGTCGGTGCTCATGCCCGCAAAGGTTGGGATTGTTCTCCGGGCCGGCAAGCGCGGGCGCGGCGCGGGGGCAGTCCGGTGGATAGTGGAGAGTGTTATTGAGTTGAGAATGGAGAATGGAGAGTGGAGAGTGATCGGCAGATCTGCCACCACTCTCCACTCTCCACTCTCCACTCTCCACTCTCCACTCTCCACTCTCCATTAAAAAGATCCCCCAAGTGTGCATCGCCGAGAGGCATGGGAGGTGCGTTGTTTTTTTTGGCAGGGAAAAAGAAAGTGCCTGCCCCAAGCGCCCTGTTCTTATGTGCTTCAGCCTTTCATCGTCAAGGGCGAAGCCCTTTATCAGGTATTCCCTCAGCGTGCCGGTGGCCCATTTCCTGAACGCGGTCGCTTCCACGGAGTTCACCCTGTACCCAACGGAAATGACGGCATCGAGGTTGTAATGGTCAACATTGTAGTTTTTGCCGTCTGAGGCAGTTGTCCGGAATTTCCGGACAACTGCTCCTTTTTCCAATTCCCCGGTTTTGAAGATATTGGCCAAATGCTCGCTGACGGTTTTAACGGACACCCCGAAGATCCCTGCCATCGCCCTCTGTGATGCCCAAATGGTCTCGTTTTCGCCGTCTATGGCCACCTGGATGCCCACCTGCCCGCTTTCGGACCGGTAGAAGGTGAAGCTGTCCGTCCTTTCGATGTCCGTCATTTCGTTTTTTCTGCCGTTGTGCGCACAAACATACGGAAAAAAAAGCCCCGCCGGGGAGGGGGCGGGGCTGTTGGGTTGGCTATTGTTTTTTGAACTTGTACCTGTAGGTTTTCCCGGGCTGATCCGGGTCGCGCATGTCGGACTCGAATTCGAGGGCGGAAAACGAACGGATCTCCAGTACCCTGTACTTTCCATCGTTCCCCCTCATGGATACGTTCTTCCCCTCCGCCGTGTACGGGCCGTCCGCCACGAGATCTCCATAATCACCGATATACGTGCCGTCCGTTTTGTAAGTGAAGATTATCGCGGCGATGGCGCCCTTGTAGGGGGGCACGGTGATATCTACAAACCCCGTCCCATCCACGTAGACATGCGTGAGCCTCCACGTTCCGTAAAGGTCGGCCAGTTCGTAGGCGAACGGTGCCGGCGCGGGGTCCTTTTCCTTGGAGCATCCGGGCAGGATGGCCATTGCCGCCAGGGCGATCAGCACCGCCGCGGCCGCCCTAAGCGCCCTTGGCATCCCTGCGGCCCGCGCTGTCATTGCTGTTGCTTTTGTTTGATCTGTCATTGTTCTTGTTGTTTATTGTGTTTAGCTGATTTGTGCTTGTGTTCCCATTCTCCGCCCCCAACTCTCCATTCTCCACTCTCATGCGCTCCATTTCCGCGTCGGGGTCCGCGCCCAGGCGTTCCATTGCCGTGCGGCGGGAGAGCAGGCCTGCCTGCACCATGGCCGCCACGTCCCGCACGAGCTCCCCCCGGTCGACGGGCAGGGCCTCCTTTATCCGCACCTCGGGGACGACCTCCAGGCCGCCGTAGCGCTCGGGCCAGTGGCGGGCGAGCATCTTCCTTATTACGTTGTTGCGACGGGTGAGCATCTCCATGAGCCTCTTCTGCGCCCTGCGCCCCTTCATCACCGGACCCATGAACAGCAGCCGCAGGGCGATGCCGGAGGTGCCGCTGCCCATCAGGGATGCCATGGTGGAGAAGCCCAGGTCGGGGGTCAGGGTGAGGTCCAGCATCTCCCGCCGGAGGGTATCCATTTCGAGCCTTTTGGATTCCACCATGGCGTCGGGCTGGGCAAAGGAGACCGACCCGCGGCCGCCGTCCGGGCCGGGGCGCACCTGTATCACCTTGGCCACCTCGCCCTTGGCGGGGAGGGACTCGGCCTCGCCCTCGACGACCATGGCGGGGTCGCCGTAATAGTCGTTGGTATCGGCAAGGTTGGACAGGTTGGCCTCCTCGCGCTCGGCAAGCGGCTGCACCTCCGCCCACTCGGGCCGCTCCTGCTCGTGCAGCACGACGGGCAGGAAGCCCATGCCGGGGCGTTCCTCCACCTCCCACTGCCCCGCATCGCCGCGCCTGCCGTGGAGGCTGCGATGGGGGGCGTAGAGGTCGAACCGCTCTTCCTTTTCGCCGGTCAGGGGGTCCTCCGTCCGGTAGCCGCGCCCCAGGGCGGCGAGCTGGCCGTGGAGGTCCCAGAGGGGGTAGAGCGAATCGCCGTTCCTGCCGCATAGGAGCATCCAGCCGGGGCGCATGTCCGTGCGGCCCTCGAGGGGCGTGCCGTCCCAATGGCCGGGGCTGGGGTACTCGTACCACAGCTCGGCGCAGATGGTCTCCACAAGCCGCCGCTCGACGATGTCCTCCGTTCCGAAATGGAGCTTGCAGTCGCGCCACGTCCGTTCGATGAGGGCGAAGAGCTCCCGCTCGGCCGGGTCCGTGCCGGTGTGGGCAAGCTCCATGCCGTCCCCGCACTCGAAATGGAGGGCGGCCTGGACGATCTGCCGCTGGCGGGCAAGCTGCAGGCGGTTGACCCTTGCCTCGGCGTGGCCGCCGCCCTCCAGCTCCAGCTGGCGGTCGGGCCGGCGGGAGGGGTCGTTCACCGCGTGCGCGTAGGGGTCGTACTGCCGCAGGCAGTCCGGCGGGGCAAGGGTCCCGCCGCCCATTTGGATGGCCTTTTCAGCCTTCCTGACGGTCTCCGCAAGGGCTTCGAAGGGGCCGTCCATCAGAGCGGCGAGCCGGTCGGGGGATATGTTCATGTCGTTCTTCCGGTTGCTGTTTTCAGGACAAAGATAGAAAAAAATATCGGGCTTTTTGGCGGGGCGGCGCGGAGGGTTTTTTGCGAGATTTGCACGGTTTGCGGGCTTTTTTGTTCGTTTTTGGTTTACTATTGTTTTATTAGGGTGTTTTTGGGGTTTGTAATTAGTTGGTTTTGAGGGGTTTGTGGAAAGTTGCATTGGTTAGTTGAA